TATTGTATTTTACTTCACAGTTAAATGCTCCTAAATTAATAGATGACCAATCAGTGTTATAAAGATTAGAAACGATAACCTCATTCGATGTCTTTGCTTCTGGTGTCAACCACTTTCTTAACGCCATCACCGTATATCCCTTTTCCTTTGTAAGAATAGGGAAGGTATCACAAAAGCCATAATCATCTACTCCGTCAAAGACAATTGCGCCAGCATAATCTGAGGCGTTTACTCCGGATTGATCATTCCAAGCAAAGTTTTTCATCTGCAAATCATGACCATTACCAGATAAGTCTTTCCATACGGGATTTTGAGACATTTGTTCATTGGTAAGTCCGGCCCCTGAGTAAAGAGCAATAAGACCTTTCAATCCTGGGATAGGATTAGGCTTTCTATTTCCGCTAGGCATGCCTAGTTTAATCTCGGAGAGGTTTATCCCTCCGAGATTAATGCCCGATAAATTTGTATGACTTAGGATTATCATTGCAGGATCTGAATTGATAATGGTTCTGCTGTTGTAATTATTCTTACTTTCAGCCCGGCTTTGCCTCCGCTGATAACATCAACCACATTTTTGACTCCTCTGTGATTAAAGGCTGCAATTTGCCATGTTGCACCATCAAGACTAATCTCAACAAGGACATCACTGTCATCTTTTGTTGTCACTTGCAAGCCTGCATTATCAGATGTCATCTCAAAAGACTCACTTACATACTTGTCTCCCTGCTTTGTACTATTTAATATTGTTGCTGCCATAAAATATATAATTAATGATTGTTGTTATATATAAATACCAGATATACCACCTTTTAAGCGTTATCTTCACCTCTATTTGCCCTTTGATTGCCTTGTCCTGCATTTGTGTTATTTTGACCGGACTGATTATCTTCTTTATTGCTTTCATTATTATTTTCATTTTGTTGTTTATCTTCCAATATTTTCTTAATTTCTTCAGTGGGCTTATCAGTGATACCCAGCATCTTTATAGCAGTTTCAAGGGATATTATACCATCATTATATAATTTACCGATTGCAGTCCATTTTTTATCTATGTCCTCCTGAAACGGCTCAGAAAACTCGAAATCTATCTGTAGTGCTTCTAGTTTTGCCTTAAGTTCAATATGAGTAACATTTTTCATAATTGCTAAAATCAGGTTTTTCTCCCTATCAACTGCAATCTCATATATTTCTTTACGATTATCCCGCTTCATATAGGAAGGAGCCATAGCGCGTTTCAAAGCCTCGCCGGTTAAAGTCCCCAAACCCTTCGTGTTTTCCGGAGAAAAGTTAAATGTAAAGGTGTCATTCAAAATAGACTCTTTCAATACTTCTTTCTCAAACTTTTTGAGTTCAACTGAATCAGGAGGAGTTACATATTCAAACATGCTATCAGGACCAAAACATCTAATAACCTCGCCTACGTTATCTGGGTCAGTAAGAGACTCCAGTACATCGGCCGACACCTTTGCCTTTGGATCAGCAAAATAATTAACAGTGTCAGCAGATTTAGAATCAATATACTCGTCTCTTTTTATACGTGGTTGTGCCCCTTCCCACTCTTTTTCTTGCTGATAATATATTATATTAATCTTACCGGTTGGATTGACAATAGTCGTCACTTCCCATCCTTTATTATTCTTTTTGCATCTATAGATAAATTGCGACGTCTGTATATCAAAATGCTCAACAGTATTCAGCCCCTCCTTAAGGTAATAGCCATAACCAAAGGCCTGCAGTGTCCCATACTGGTCAAACATTGGTCTCAAGGTGTATCCTAAAGACTTAGCCAACAAAACAACTTTTACCTCCGGTTTATTCGTCTCTTCATTTCGGTATATATGATACAGTTTCGCACATTCCGTTTCGGCCCCCGCTATTCTTTTTGCTTGACGCATTGTTGTATTAAAGCGGGTATCTTTTAAAAACTGAGTAAAAGCATCAAACGCTTCATCTTTAACATTAGGGTCATTTTTACTCCATCTAATAGGTTGGCCTAATAAATAAAATAAAGCTACCTCATTAATATAAGCCTGCCATCTTCGTGGTAGTTTCTCTGTTTTATATGGTTCCCTACCCTTTCGTAGCTTATTAGGACGACTCATAATCTCATGGAGATTAGGATCATATTCTTGTATCGCTTCTAATACTTCCAGGTCCCTATTTTGAAACATTTCCATAGCCTGACTTATATCCTTATCCTGGATAAGCGTAACCAAGTCTTTAGTTACTTCAGAGTTGTTCATTGACTGCCCTCTAAATATATCAACTATATAGTTTAATATTGATCCCATATCTTTTTTATTGTTAGTATATACCTAAATCCTCTTTACTATATTGTTTTGATGTTAGGACCTTACCTAACAGCTTGCCTATCGTATAATATCTTGTACCATCAATTAGGTGGTTATAAGCATCAATAGGCTGATTTATAAACTTGCCATCTTTGTTCTGTTCATAAACATAGTTTTTTAACTCCCTGATGTAATTAACAGATCGCTTTGTTACACACAATTTATACTCCATCATCTTAAATAATCCTCCCATGACAGAGCCTTTATATTTGTCGGCCGGAAAGATGATGATCCCCGCATTAGCAATCTCCTGTATTAACCGAGGGTCGGCACTATCTGCGTAAACAAACAGCCCCAACTTTTTTAACTCTTTAATTATCTCGCTTGTTAGCATGTGAGTGCGATAGCATTGTTCGTCTAAATATAGCCTACCATCAAGTATTCCGCATTTGACGATAGCCGTAGGGTCAGAACTGTATCCAAAATCCAGACCGGCAGCAACCTGCTTTGCATTTGCAGGAAATTCATCAATAATCTCAAATTCCGGGAAAACTAAACCTTCGGCCATAGCTTGCAAGCCTAAACCATAAACAGTCCACAATACTTTATTCTTATGTTCAAGAGATTCTATCTCGTCTATGATCGTTTGTTCCAGAAAAGGATTATCCTTGTATGTTGAGATAAAATGATAAGTACGAGAATCTTTATTCAATTCGCACAACCAATGTTCGTCTGAAAAAGAGGGATTATAGTCTACTATAGAAAAATCGGTAGTACGCATAATGAGTTGCTGCCATTCCAAAAATGAAATTTCGTTTGCCTCGTTGCAGTATAGGATATTGCGTTTACGACCTCTGATCTTTTGCTCATCATCTGTCGAGAAAAACTCAACAAACGAACCGTTCGGGAATGTGTAAACCATTTCAGACTTATTCATACAGCGATTGTCCCATATCTTGAACTTATCCTGCATGATCTCTTTAAAATCACGGAACACAGAACCTTTTAACGCAGGTAAAGTCTTTCTGACGATAGACAAGGATTTTTTATTCGCTAAGATGTAAGACAAAAGATAAATAAGGATGTTATATGTCTTACTACTCCTGGAGCTTCCCTGTGCAGAAACGATCTTATAGCCGGACTGGACGGCATTATCGACAGTAGTAAATATTTTAGTCGTCTGGATTATCGGCATGGGCTACATCCTCCCTTTTATCAATAACCTGTATTACATAATGAGTTTCTTCCTCCTGCTTTACTTCTTGTTTTACTGGAGCATCCCATCCCATCATTTTAGACAACCGGTCTAAAGCGTCTATCTTAGAGTACATCTTAACCTCAAATCCTTTCTCTGTACTTTTCACTGATTGTATAGCTAACTGGAAATGAATAGGTAATTTCGAAAGATCCTTTATTAAAAATATACGATAATTCTCCGTCCGTTTAATCTCTAACATATCGACAACATTAGCACGAGCGATATTTGTCAGTATATTAACTGCTTCATCTTTATTTAAATCAGACCTCGATTGAAGAGCTGCCTGAAGTTCTTTGACCCTTACCGAAACCTTACCGCTGCTAAGAAGTTCGCAAGCCTTAATGTTTATTATTTCACTTTTCATCTTATCACAAGAGTATGCACGCCTGTAAGCCTCAGATGCGTTACCACATTCAAGGTAATAGTTGCAAAACTTTTCTTGCTTGATAGTGAGAGCCATACAAAATCTTTTCATCAAAGTTAAGCATGCCTCTTATGATGACATGCATAACTTCAAATCGAAAACGTAACAGTTTGGTTTCTGTCACATTTTTCTTTTACAGATAACCATCGAATCGAAGTTTACCCTCCATTAAAGCAATTTTATTGTCAACATCAAGTCTAAAATCCCTATAATGCTGATAAGAAAAAATCAAATCTGAACATATCCTGGGTGTGACCTGAAAAGTCACGTAATTGATTGTTAAACAGCAATGTATATT